GTAGGATCGCCAAGATCTTCTGCTGCTGTAAGAATTGCTTCAAATAGCTTTTTCTTTAGATTGATTACTTTGACTTCGCCATTATCAATGCACTGCATTGCATAGCTCCATCCACACTTTAGATCGGGATAGTATTCACGAACCCAGTCTTTTTCTTTGTTGTTGAAGCGCTCTTCATTGCGATCAAAAGACAGACACTCGAAAGGAATCTGCTTACCGTTTTTGCCTTCTAGCCAATAGACATATCGGGCAAGAACATCGCCTACCAGACGAACAGAGTTGTCGCCTTCGCGGTATGCGTAAGAAGAGATAGATGATTTTTGGGCTCCGCCCTTTGATTTGTTGAATGATAGTGCCATTAGTGTTTCTCCTGTGGGACTTCTTCATATATAAAGTGGACAATTCCATTTTCAATACGAAGTAGCCTATTATCTGTAAAAAGGTCGATTGTTACTGGAGTCTCTATTAGAGACAAGGTTATATTACCAGTAGCAAGATAGTCAGCAAAAGAGCGTAGCGAAGCTAGCGCCAGATACTGAGCTATCTCACGTTTGGTATATTTATATGAATGGAATAGAAGGACGTCTGGATGTACCAGAAATGAGGCGCCCTTAAAATCCGCATTACGAAACCGATAAATACTATCGTACCGATTTTGCGGTATAAGGTTGTTTGTCATCATTTTGAAAATGAGATAACAGTCGTGAACGTTCCCGTCTGTAAAATCCCATATCTTCTTCCAGTCATATAAGAACATATTATATCAAACTCTAAAGGATTTGTCAAGAATTATTTTTTCCAAAGTCATAGTAATTTCTGTCTATTGGGTGCAACGCATTCTTTGCAAGCGGCACAGAGATAGAAACTCTTGCTGACATTGGGGTAGCCCTATGAAACATCCCTTCTGGAATGTATATTAAGTCGCCTACAGTAAGTGTAGTATCAATGATGGGATTTAGGCGTTTTTCCTCTATATCCGTCATTGTGCGTCTCTCTCCTTTTTGTGCAAACTTATTATACACTTTCCAGTGTACATCCCCAATTGCATGAATTAGGTAATTATCGTCGCCGTCTGCATGACACTCAAAGGATATTGCATTTTTAACTGGAGAGCAGTAAAAATGTGCATCAGCCGCAGTATTTTTAAACTCGGACTCAAGAGCATTAGCAATAGCAGAAATATGCGGTGTAAGCATAGAGGCTTTTGTAAGAATCATACTTCCGCCGGAATTCCATATCTCCTGTACATACTTCTTCTCGTAGCGGTCTTTTCTAGACCACGCAGGTTTTGCGCCTCTAAACAGATTTTCTTTCTCCATACAGAGTTTTTCTCTATTTGGAGTAATCATCTGCAACCCCGCTACGGCTCTGTCGTTCGCTACATAATCTGAGATCTGACCCCAGGTTATGATTTTCCCAAAAAAGTCTTTTTTAAATTCTGTAGCACGAATAACCATAGGTTTCTTACCTGCTACAGAGTTTTTGAATACTTCAGGAAGCATCGGAGCTACTAATTGTTCAAATGTAAGTGGTACTCTCTTATTCATAATTCTTTAATTTTATACCCCTGTTTCATATAGTAGCCCATTCTATTTGATGCTTGTTTTTGGGCTGTCTTACCTTTTAAATGTATATCAATTACTACTGGATCTCTCTTCCCTTCTAGCTTTCGGATTACCCTACCAATAAGCTGTGTGAGAAGAGGCTCATTATTAATAGGCGTTCCAAGTATAAGGCAGCTAAGGGTGTTGACAGAAATACCTTCACTAAATATTGCTTGAGTTCCGTAGAGAACATTCTTATCCCCGTACAAAATTTCATCCACGAGTTTTTCCCTGTCCTCATGCGCTACCTCACCTGTAACACATACGGCTTTCTCACCGGTCAGTTCGGCGCAAGCTCGTAAAAACTGAACTCGATCGCTTACCACCAACACTTTATGTCCGCGAGCGGCATAAGCAGAGGCAAGCATAGCTACTGAATGTCGATACTCGTTATTATTTGCCAGAGCATTTACTCGTTTTGCCCAAGGAATATGCGCCCCATCCATAAACCGTATGTCAGACCTATAAATCTCTATAGTAGGAGTCATATAGTTTTCTTTTGGTGGTTTAAATATGTTTGGGCTGAAGTAATCCCTAAACACAACGTGCTTTCCGTCTTTTCTCTCAATAGTACCTGATAGTCCAATTTTATACCTACAATAGTTTGTATCAATTATCTTAGCAAAGGTTGGCGAAGATACATGATGCATTTCGTCAAGAATTATTGTTCCAAACTCTTTTCGTATTTTATCTATATTTCGGTATAGTGTTTGAGTGTTTCCAATAACAATTGGACTATCAATGTCCCAGCTACCACTTCCGATAATTCCAGGCTTAATACCATACACTTTCTCTACTTCTTTTGCCCACTGATTTCTCAATGGTACTGTATGGGTAACAACGAGAGTTTTCTGCCCTAGTTTTCCTGCGATTGCCAGTCCTGTAAAGGTTTTACCCCAGCTTACCCACGCGTTGATGATACAGTTATCATCGAGAGCGTCGTAGACTTCTTGCTGAGATTCACGTAATGGGAACCTAAAAGGAGGAAAATCAACAGGATGAGTAATCCTTTTGTCAACAATTTCATAGTCATTTGGTATTAAATCCGTTCTTCCAATAGGTATAGTAACCAGGTTTTCTCGAATGCGCTGCATATTTTTAATAACTTGTGGAGGATCGTTTGGGTTATGCGAAGGAATAGTATAGGTCAGTTCTTTTGACAGAACTTCCCTATACTCTTTCGTGCATTCCAGATATATTCGGTTACTTATAACTGCTTTCATTCTACATTTATCTTAATAGGGTCTGAGACCTTTCCGCCTGCTGTTTTAAATCTTAAAGTCAGATTTCCCAGTCTAAGGCTTTTACTGTTTACACGCTCTACTTTCTTTGGCAGAGTAGGGGTTTCTACCCCTTCGATATAGTCTCCATCAATCCATAAAATATCAGACTTGCCGTCATAGATATAGTGAAAAAATGCAGCAATATTACTCTCTACAGAAAATAGCTCTTCGTAGGCGGCTAGAATAGGCTCAATAGCGTATAGTTTCTTTTCAGAGATTTCGTCTCCGAACTGCTCCCACCGCGCATGAACCTTTCCTAGCTCGTGTCTACGCTCTAAGGACTCTTGACAGGCTTTTTCTACCTTTTGTAGAAACTTATCCCCTTTATACCACTTTTTAAGTGCGGTTTTTCCTGTGCCCAGGTTCTTTGTAGTAAAGGCACCGCCTTTTGTTTTTAGAGAGACCGATTTTTCAACTCCGTTAATGCTTACCACAAAATCACAGTCTGTAGACTCTTTTTTATTTTCGTGAGGTAGCACCTCTCTGAGTATTTCAATATCGTGTTCTGTGCAGAATGCTAGAAACGCATTCTTACACTCTTCTTCTCTCAACAGTTGAGTAGTAGTCATTTTTAAAATCCAAGCTCCGTTTTAGCAATAATATATTCTTTAACAAAAGAACTTCGTACAATATCTTTAATCTCAAAATCAATAAGATCAAAGCTATCCATAGCTTTTAGGATACGAATAAATTCTCTTAGTCCGTTTTTAGCCAGATCAGCCTGTCTAAAGTCGCCGCAGAATACAACCCTACAGCCTTCACCGATTCTTGTAATAATAGAATCTAGCTCATGAAAAGACATATTCTGGCACTCATCTACTAGAATAGTTGCGTTTCTTAGTGTTACCCCTCGAATAAAAGAAGTGGTCATAAAATGTACCAATCCTTTTGCTTTCAGTAACTCGTAGGCATCACCTCGTTGAAACAGTTCGATACAAATATCTTTGTAAGGTTCTTCATATACTGAAGCCTTTTCTCTTTCTGTTCCTGGTAGAAAGCCAATATCTCTAGTGGATACTGCACTACGAATAATTACTAACTTATCGTACATCCCCTTAATCATATCATCAAAAGCAAGATAACAGGAAATATAAGTTTTACCTGTACCAGCAACACCATGTAAAACTAGGTGTTTCTGACTTTCAAATGCAATTAGCTGATTCTGAGTTAAGGGTTCAATAGTTTGTAGATCTAGGTTTGCGCCTGCTAAGGTTTTTGATTTTTTACGCATATTCTCATACTTTTCTTCGAGTATCTTTTAGTTTTTCTTCAGAATACTCGTACAGCACCCAAGGTAAGTTATTGTAGTGCAAAACACCCGCCCAGTCCATTCCTTGTTCTGGGGGTCTAGGGATGGTAAAAGGAAAATTAACTCCATTTAACCACAGAATAGAAGCGACATCCTTTCGCTCCACTTTTTTAATCTTGTAGTATTTTAGCTTACAATTTAAAGTCTTTTCATAAATAAAAGGCATACCATTTGAATCTATGAAAGTTTTTACTTTCTGTTTTAATATTCCTTGTAAGGAATAAATGGCAGCACTTAGTCTATATAGAGAATCTTTAGCGTAAGGAGTTTGCACTCTTCGTACTCCAAGACTATCTCCTGTCATATTTCTATCGTCTAGTATCTTACCGTCTAGGAATAACAATCCATCTGCTAATTCCCAGTTACTCGACTCTATTTTGTACACAGGAAATTTAATTTTTTTACTTGTTCTATATGTTACAACCATATTATTCTACAACATATACCGGAATTAAATCTGCTCCTTTAAGCTCTCGTACAAAGTCTTTACCAGTACTACCTGCGATTTTACATACATGATGTTTGTAGGTATCTGTTTCTTTGAAGGCATTAATAACTTTCAAAACCCCTGGCTTGCCGCCCTGGTCGTCATCGCACATAGAACAGGGAAGTACGTCCCTTCTATTACCATTTAAAAGAGTCCATCTAATTCTATTCATTTTAGGGTCATTTAAGTACATATCAATCATGCCTTTTTCATGAATGTTACCAATTTTAATTTGATAAGTCCAATCATTACAACACATTTGATAGTTACCATGATAATCAATAAAAATCTGTCTCATAGGATGATAACACGGGCTATCTACTAAGTCTTTTGAGAACCAGCCTGCACGATTATTAAAAGCATATCTAAATCTTTTCCCTGTTTTAGTGTCTAATTGACCAGGTAATTTATTTATTTCTTCTACGCTTAACTTATCTGGCTTAAAATAATGTTCTACTTTCGTACCATTAGATAAGACCTTGTAACGCTCAAGTCTAGCATCATAGTCTTTTTGGTTGGTATAAGTATTGAGGATTAACTCATCTATCTTCTTATACGCACCTGCCCACAGCTTTTTCATTCTGTAACCATTTGTAGTTACTCGTACTTTCCAAGTTTTTGGCTCTGCTGTAACTAAGTCTATGACTTTTTCAAACTCAGGATGTAAAGAAGGCTCTCCTCTACCTGCAAGCTCTATAAAACCTTGGAACCGTATTTTTCGTAACTCAGATAGAACCTCTTCTATAGTTTCAAATGACATATGTTCATTTACATTTGGGTAGGTTCTATGTGTTCTTGGACAAAACGAGCATTGTCTATTACACAAGCCCGTTAAGTCCAAATCCACTCTGTATAAATGGTCTAATAATTTATTGAAGTAGTGCGGCATATTTACTTTCAAATTTACCCATAGAATAGTCGTCTCCAACTTCGAAGTCACATCCAACAGGGGCTCCGGAAATACTTACACCACGATCCAGTTGAATAAAGTGCTGTAGTTTTTCACAATATAAATCAATCTCATCTTCTGGCACTTCTGCAAGAATAGAGTCGTGTACAAGAGCGAAGATTTTAGACTTCATACCGTTTGCTCTAATATATGCTTCCATATCAATTGCTCCTAAGAGGTTAATATCAGAAGCAGCAGACTGCACCAGAAAGTTAAGACCAGACCTAATGCTATGACTCTTGATGCCTTTATCGGTTGACGAAACATTGGGTAATCTCCGCTTACGCCCAAAGAAGCTATAAATAAACCCATTCTGCTCAATGAACTTTTGATTTTCATCAATCCACTTACGCAACTTATGGAAAGTTTTAAAGTAATCTGTAATTACTTCTTGCGCTTCTTGCTTGGAAAAGAATTTTCCACTATCTTTAGTAACTTGTTCACTAATCTTTGCAGGACCAGCACCATACATAATACCGAAGGTAACTGCTTTTGCAGCCTGTCGGCGATCTGGGTATAGCTCTGCCACTTCTTCTACTGCACAGGGAAGATTAAACACTTTGTGAGCAATCGTACTGTGAAAGTTACCGCCAGAACGAAACACATCCATCAATGCTTTGTCATCTGCAAGTTTTGCAGCTACATATACTTCTGCGGTAGTCAAGTCCATTGCAACAATCTTTGACCCCGCTGTAGCTTTGATACAACCTTTTACGATAGGGTTATCGCGAGGCAACTGTTGCATATTGAGCTTGCCACTAGAGCTAAGACGTCCGCTAGTAGTACCATGAAGGTTAAATCCCGTACGAAGATGAGAGTCTTTGTCGAGTTGCGGAATAATCTTATCCAAGTAAGTATTTTTAATCTTGGACTTCTGCCGTATGTCCAGGATGAGTCCGGGTACACTAGACTGTTCAGAGAGTTGTTTAAGTACCTCTGCATCAGTAGACTCTGCTCCTGTTCCAGTCTTTTTGCCAGTGGGTTTAAGACCAAGGAAATCGAACATAAGAGTACGAAGCTGTACAGTGCTATTGGGATTAAAGGGCTTTCCATTTAGTTCCTCGAATCTAGTAATTTGTGGATTCTCATACAAAGTACGAATAGCTTCATCAATATCATTCTGCATTAATTCTTGAGCAACAATAAGTCTCTGACGATCAAAAGGAACGCCATTGTCTTGGATATTAGTCAAGAAACGAGTACCAGGAATAAGAATATTCTCATATACCCATAAAAGTTTAGGGTTCTGTTTGATCTTTACAAACTTTTCATAGACCAAGAAGGTACATAAGGCATCCATACCGGCGTAAGTTTTCATAATATCAAATGGAATCATATCCCATTGAAAAGAATCTTTAAGTATACCATGTTCTTTACGGTACTGGTCAATCCACTCATACATTGGCTTTTCATAGTCACCATATGGAGTGAATTTCATTGAAAGTTGCTTTAGTCCGTGAGTGCCTGGGTTTTCATCAATCAAATAGTGTAGTAACATGGTATCTTCAAAGCGCGGAAACTTGAAGTTAAAATGATACTCAAAGAACGCCATATCAAACTTAGCGTTATGAAAGATTACTGACTTTTTGTTGAAAAGCTGTTGCAAAAGCTCTTCAGTGCGTAGATCAAAGCAATCGGTATCAATGTAAGCGCCAGACCTACCGTCGTAGCAAAGACTAATGCCCAACATATACCCATCACGAGGATATAGCCCAGTTGTCTCAGAGTCAAGAGCAACGTACTCACACGGGTGGTCGATTGCTGCTTGGATAAATTCATTTGCTTTCTCCGTATCCTGTATGCCGAAAGCAATAGAGCTATCGATCACTACATCTTGGATTTCTCCTGCAATATGCTTTTTAATGTTCTCTTTACTATCTTCCCAAGTCTTTTTAGCTTCGGGTTTAAAGGCTAACATTGCAGGATTAATTACAGGCAAGAACTTACCTTCTACTTTCTTACCAGAATATTCGGTTACAGAAGTAATTTTTGTAAAGTACTTGAGCGCATCAGATCCTACAAGTACTAGCCACTCGTAGTCATCTGGGTTAAGGGAAATATCGCAATCGCGCTTTAATACTTTTTTAATGTTAGGGTCAGAGCACAAGGCAAATCGATCAAACTCGAAAGCACCATCAAACTCTGAAAAGAAATCTGTCTTGGAAGGCTTAGTTTCTACTAATGCAACTTTAGGCATATAATCTACTCTTTAATTTAGTTACTTGAGTGGGGGTGAGTGCGCCTGCATCTTGCTGTTTGTTTCCAAACTTAATATTGCGGGCTGTGAGACCAACTTTCTCGCACAAACCTTTGATTCTTTCTGAAGCAGCTTGACCTGCCTCATCGTTGTCCATAAATATATCAATATTATCAACTCCTTGCATTCCTAGAATTGATAACTTATCTTCATCTACGTTTTTTACTCCAAAACAGCATACTGCATTAGTCAAGCCTTTATCATGTAGATTTAGCATATCGTATATACCCTCTACAAGAATAATGCTACCGTTGAGTGGAGCAACAGTAGGAAACAGTGGCATTTTCGCGCCTGGAGGACTATTAAGATACTTAGGCGTACCATTTGTTGTGTGTCGTCCTATAAAAGCCGAAATTCTACCAGTTCTATCTCGTACTGGAAAAACAATTCTACCCACATAATCTTTATTACTGTGGATGAACGCTTCAAACTTTTTGTATGTCTCTGGCTTAATATCTCGCCAGTTACCTACATAAGGGAGTGCGCCTTCGGGGAACACTAGACCTATACTCTCCGCTCTTTTTTCATCAATTTTCTTCTTGAGCTTTTGGCGGCGTAATTCTAGTTGATTGACACGTTCCCCGAAGTGCGCAAAAAGGTTTCCTTTATACTCACAGGAAAAACAATTAAAAATACCAGTAACTTGATCTATTCGCATACTGGGATTTCTATCTGGGTGCTCCGGATTAAGACAGCTTATGACGAAGTCTTTGCCTTTTGGAATATACTGAATTTTCTTCTGTTTTAAAAGATCTTCTACGTTCATTAGCAATCCGGATCAAAATCATACCATTCTTGAAATTCATCGGGCTGACCATCGTCTTCCCAAGTTTCAAACTCATCGTCCTCAAAAGGAGTACCCTTCGTACCATCATTATGCTCTTCGAGCAGGAGCAGGTCGCAAGCATACTGATAGTAATCAGCTAGTTCATCGTCAAAATGTGCATAATACTTGGATAGTCTCGCAACTACGATTTCCATATGTTCGTAGTTTAGAATATCAATATCCATTTCCAATTGGTCGAAGAGTTCTTCGATTTTTGGAGTTAGGTATTTGTTCATCGTCCAATGTCCTTTACGTTTTCTAGTGGAATGACTTGATATGCTCCTTTATTATATGCCGGAGCAATTGTATATTTACGAGATACTTCTTTCTTATAATCTTCTACTTTGGCAACAGTAGCAGAGACTGTACTCTCTACTGAAGGGTAATCTGGTGTCTCTCTACGATACGTAGTCGACGGTACATATGCTTTAAAAACGGGAGTTGCTTTGCGACCCCGCGATAGCTTTTTCTTTTTACGACCAGAAAAAGAATGGCTCATGCTTCCGTAAAAAAGTCCCATAAAAAAACACTCCTTCCATTGATTCAGTATATATTATACAGAAAAATGGAAGGAGTGTCAAGAACTATTTTTATCAGAGGTCGTCTATACTTTCATCTGTTTTATGGGAGCTTGCATCTCTCTCTTTCGGAGTCAACGCAGTATCAGGTCCAATTTTAAGACTTTCCCAGTCAACAGTTGAAGTAAATGACTTCATACTAGCAGATCGCATTTTTACACAGTTAAATGTAATGCAAGAATCTTCTTGATCCCACGTCTCAAGAGAGTATGCTGCATCTGCCGCATCAAGTATCCCCTTCGCAAATCTAGCTTCTCCAGTAGCATCCGTTTGATATGGCGAGAAGATAGGAACTTCATATTCCTGTGCCATACTTTTTAGAGCCTTACTAACTTCAATCTGTTCAGTCCAGTCATACTGCCCTCCTCGTGAGGGTAGATTAGAGCGTTTGACTTGGTTGATATAGTCTACAATAATAACACCAGGATCGAGAGTTTTAACTTTCTTATCGAGTTCGGCTCGAATCTTCGCAAGTGTAAGCGAAGCATCATAAACGACATCTAACTGTTGAGTCGGGAGAAGCTCACAGGTAGTGGTAAGTTTATGGTGAAAGTCCTCAAAGTTTCGGTGTTCCTTGTATTCCTTCAACCGCTCTTGTCCTTGCTGGAAGCGGCTCGCCCACCAGCCAGCCACTTTCTCCCACTCAATTACACTGAGATTTTTAGTCCTAAGACGGGAGAACGGCACTCCAGTAGCAATCGAACAACATCGTTGTAGAATTGATCGACTGTCCATTTCAATAGTGAAATAGATGGCTGAACGACCAGATTGAAATACATTGTTAGCAAGATTAGCACACGTCAAAGATTTACCTGCGCCTCGGCGACCACCAACAAGAATCAAGTCACGGGGGGAGAACTTGATGTCGTGGTCATACTCAGTGTTAAGACCGAGACCCAAATATTTGCTAATCTCTTCTTCAGGCTCAAAGAGAGTAATACGTTGCATACTCTCATTGGGCTGCTCCAAATCTACCTTGTCTTCAATGTCAAGGACGATCTGGTGTAGCTGTGCTACTGATTCTTCTGCATCTGCAAATAGTACAGAGTTATCAATATAATTATCTAGCGAGTTAAGTATCTCTTTCTGAGTGTACTCGTTCTTGAGATACTGAAGTAGAGTAAAGGCATCAATGTCTATATCTACCCCTTCGATAGCAAAGACCTTTTCACGAGTCTGTGCGTGTCGAATACCTAGCTTTAAGTCATCAAATGTTGGGAGCGCATGAAAAGTTTCACAGTGCTTATCTATGTGGGAATAAAGCAGATGATACTCGACAGGCAGGTATTCTTTACGCAGATAACTCCACGTTTCGAAATCCCGCAAGGCGATAACTTGCTTTATTAAAGCACTGGAAATATTCAATTGTTCCCCCGAACATAAGAAATCCTACGCTTACCCCAAAAGAGGCAGAGGCGTAGGATGTTTACCTAGCAAAAGAATTACTGAGCAGCTTTTGCGGCTTTTGCAGCACCGTCGTAGTCGGCAGCAGCCAAACCACGGCGAGTCAACATAGTCTTAACACCACGAGCAGTTTTACCAATTGCTTCTGCAATTGCTTCAACAGTCATACTAGCAACTTCGAGATCTTCAAGAGGATCTACTTTGTCGCCACCTTTGGTGTGCTCTTGACGCGGAATAGCGTCAATGTGACCAGAACGAAGCAAGCTAAGAGCTTTACCACGAATAGAGTTCACAGAGCGATCAAGAGCTTCTGCGATTTGCTCAACAAATGCGCCGTCTTGTACCATGTTGATAAAGGTTGCTTCTTCTTCTTCGCTATAAGTGCGAACAGCTTCAACCTTAGGAGCAGGCTTAACGTGACCAGTCAACTCCATAGACAGGATTTTGCCCTGAATAGATTTGGCTGTGAAAGCGCCACCTGCAAAGTTCTCAGCGATCTGAGCATAGGTAAATTCACCACTGTTATCTTCAACGAAAGCGCGAAGAGTAGCTTCTTGGTCAGCCGAAAACGACTTACCACCAGCGGCAGAAGCGAGTTCTACTTCGTAGCCCATTTTACGCAGTTTGCTAGAAACGGAACGAGTAGAGGTTTCAAGCTGATCTGCTGCTTCTGCAACAGTTGCTTGAGAGATAGGCGATTCGTCGCCCACGAAAGTTGTGAGTTGCGCAGTGCGCTCATCAGTCCACTTAGGAAGTGCCATATTAGTTCTCCAAAAAAGAAATTAGGTCGGTTACTATAGTAATGCCAGATTCTCTGGCTTGTTTTGTTTTAGAAGATTCTGTACCACTTTCATTGACCAGAATCGTGACTTGCTTTGTAAGACTACTCTTAACTTCATAGCCTAGACGGTTCAAGGCTGCTGTAGCATCAGCTTTGGTCTTGAAACTCTTCAATTTGCCGCTAATACATACTGCGCCCTTAGCCGAAGGTGTAGTATTCTTACTAAATTTGAAACTGAATGGGAAGTTTTCTTCCACAAAGTCCCAATGATACCACTGAAGCAGGTTTTCCGTTGCTTTAGGTCCAAGACCGGCACGCTCACAAGTGTCCTTATTCAGTTCACTAATATGTTCAATAGTTGAAGACAACTTTTTTGCTGCCGTGTTACCGATAAGCGGAATACCAAAGGCAGGAAGAACAAGCTCTAAGGGAGCAGAACGGGAGTTCTCAATTTCCGCATAGAGCTTGTCTGCCAGTTTTTCGGAGGAAAGAGCACTTGTAATTTCATCTTTAGTGAGCAGATAAATGTCACTAAGATCAAACAGGGGTAGCTTGGAGATAGCTACGGAGCCCAAACCCTTAATCTTGAGGGTCTTTGCAAAGTGCTCGAATTTTTTCTGTAACTGCGATCCGCAGTTGGCACTGCGACAGTACAGAAGATGATTGACCCATACAAGTTCCGACTCACAGCTAGGGCAGTGTGTTGGGGCTTGGATTGAAGTCATAATGTGTTCCTCTGAAATTGAATGTATATTATACGCAATATTAAGGTAAAAGTCAAGAACTATTTTTTTGAAGGTAGACCTAATCGGTCACACGTTTCAAAATTCGAGGTATAATTTCCCCAGATCTAATAACTTCCACCATACATCCAATCTCCAAGTCTAGTTCTCGTATATACTCAATATTATGCAGGGTGGCTCGTGAGACCGTAGCGTCACCTACAGTTACAGGCTCCAATATAGCGACTGGACTCACTACCCCGCTCTTACCCACCTGCCAGACAACATCAAGTAGTTGTGTAACTACTCCTGCCTTCTGTTCCTTGAGAGCAAACGCTCCACGAGGATGGTGAGCAGTATATCCCATACCGTAAAACTTTTTAGTGCTGTTTATTCGATAGACTTTACCATCCGTAGGATAGTCAAGGTAATCGAACGTAGTAACAACATTAAAGCCACTCTCAGCTAAGAAGTTCATAGCAATAGTCCACTCCGAAAAGAATGTACGATCACCGTGAATATCATAAGCTACGAATGTCAGCGGACGAGTATGAAACTCGTTAAGGTCTTTTAGATTAAGAGACCCCGCCGCTACGTTACGAGCATTTGGCACTCGTGAAGGACAAACAACTTCTCCAGTAATTTGAACAATTCCAGGGGTCTGGATTTGCCCAGGTACAAGAGTTGCGAGCTTGTCAGTAATATCCCTGCCGAGATTACCATCTCCACGAGTAAGACCTAGTTGCAACTGACCCGCTACATAAAGTAGCGAGACAGCAGCACCGTCAAGTTTGGGGGTGCAAATATAATCTTGAAGCTCTGGGACATTCTCAAGAGAGAACACCTTTTGCAAAGAGTACATTCTATAGTAGTGAGGCACACCGTCAGTAACAGTGTAGCCTACATTTGCGCCACCAAAGTTAGCCCATAAGACGTCAAACTCAGCATCCGAAATAATCGGTTCACCTTCGTAATAACACTTACTGGCATATTCTAAGAAATCGCGCATTTACTTTATTCCCTCACTTGAAGTATATATTATAACTATTCTAGCAAGAAAAGTCAAGAACTATTTTAAGTATACCCCCTCAATTAAATCTTGGAAGTGTTCCTCTATAAGTTCTTTACTTTCCGCTAAAGATAGTATTTCAAGTAGCCCAGAAAACAATTCCCTAGAATTATTAAAATCTAGGGGCATAGCAATCCCTTCAGGGCTTGGTTTCCAATCTTCATCAAAGTCTAAATAATACTTGCGAAGATGTAGATACTCAACACCTCGAAAACAGTTTACTGTTAGTCTTACTTGAATTTCTTTAGTTGTGTCGTAGTGCACGACTTTTTCGTAAATTTCTGGTGCTTCATGTAGTTCCATTAGCTGCCCTCATTTCTGAGAACAGAAGATAGTGGTACAACACTGGTAACATTCCTCGGCTTTAAAAGCCGAAAAGAATCCGTATCCCAACAAAAAAGCAAAAGAGTCTCATCCGACTCCTTTGCTCGGTTTTTCTTTGTTTGAATATACGGAGTACTAAAGTCCATTGTGCAAACATTGTACTTTAGTTTGTTGCTATTCTCACTTCGAAAAGTAATAATAGCATCACCATACTCATTAACGAGCTGTGCTAATTCTTCTTTTTTCACAAAAGCTCCTTTAAAGCAGGTTAGCAGAATCTTCTACTGTGCTGTCATGTAAAGGAGAAGTGCGCCGTCTTTTTGGTCTCCCAGGCAGCGCAAGCCTCCTGGGTAGGGGAGAGCTAGTAGACTCTCAACCCCAATATTACTTATTGAGTGCAGCGATTACACCGGCAAAGTACTGTGCAGCTTTACCAGTTAGCTTGCTTACGATCTCTTCGTCAACTTCTTGACCTGCATCACTAAGAGCCGCAGTAAGAGCTTCGATAGCTGCTGCTTTGGAGACACGACTGCCGCCGGTAGATCCACCCGCAGACTTGGCAGAGCCGCCAGCCGCAGGAGTCTTTTTAACATAGACACCAGCTTTAGTGAGAATCATACGAACCCCGTTGGGGCTTTCTTCAAACTCTTCGGCGATCTCTTTAACAATCTCCATTGAGTTCTCGGGGGTAGGGTCTGCAGCTTCATATGCTGCAATTACTTCTGCTTTCTTTTCGTCAGTCCAAGCCACTTTTCGTTTCCTTTTGTTGGATGAGTTATAGCCAGGGCAAGTGCCCGTAGCCGCTAGTTGTTGCTGATAAAATCGGTCGCCCATTGGTTTCCTTCTCTCTTGAAGTGTATATTATACCAATATATAGCAGGCGAAGTCAAGAACTTTTTTTGAATACCTGATATTAAACTTTGCTCAAAGTTACTACGCATGAGGTATTTTTTGCTCCAAATTCTGCGCTTTCAATACGAAATCTTTCTTGTAGTTTTTTAATCCACCACCACGTAGGGCGTTGAGTTAAATGAGCATTTCTACCGTCCGGCAGGAACTCCCTTGCAGGCGCAGACGATATTCCTATAAGTGCCTTCCTTGTAAACTTACTATCAATATGCTTTAACACATTGTCCATTAGTTCTATTTCAATATGCTCTAGTACATCCATACAAATAAGGTATGGAGCTGCAGAAGGGTCAGCACTCCACTTAGGAACTCCAGGATCATAACTATGTACATGGCACGGAAAGATAATTCGCATTATATCTCCCTTTCCACACCCATAGTCTACA